GCCGCATCCGCGATAATAGATACTTTTACTTTTACAAAAAATGGTCAATATGATACTATTATTTCAGTTTTAAAAGATGGAAATAGTGGGGAAATTAGTACCATAAATTCGAACAACACTCTCTTTAATACCAGTATAAATGCAGTATTTGAACTTCTCAACCAAGAACAGAAGGAAACATTAAATAATAATGATTTAATATCGAAAATTAAAATTTGTTTTGAAGCAGCAAACCCAACATATTATAATATGATATTTAAATAAAATCTAAGTAAAGATTTTGTTTTCAGGTCCAAACTTAATAAATTGCCTTAATTCCTCTCCCGCTGCCCATAATATTCCATATTTTTGCTAGGGTGATTGGCACTTTTTTGTGTCTCTTTAAACTATATTTGTTCTTTTTTTTCGGTTATTAAAGCTCTTTGATTTACTCCTTTTCTATGTTTTGAACTCAATGCTTTATTTTAAACTATCACTTTATAGAAAAAATTTTAATTAGATTTACATTTGTGTTATTTTATAATTATCTGACCAATAACTTTTTTTAGATAATTTATTTTTATTTATTTTTATATTATTTTGTTTCCAATTTTCAACTATATAATATAATATAGTATAAAATGGCATAACCAGCCAAAATATATTGACCCACATAAAAGCTCTATCAGTTAACCATCTATTTGATGGAAAACTAGTAGTGTTGTAATTTACATTTGATGGTTCTTTTTCTTGGATAAAATACGCAAACATATACAAAAAACTATTCATAAATTGGGTCCCCATACTCACACTTAATGTTATCAAATAATTGTTATGGTTTCCAAATAGTTTAAACATAATTGCTAAAAATGAAAATAACGCACATTGAGTACAATGACTACCTTCAATAATCCTACTCCAATCATCTCCATGACTCATATATTCTCTATCTGCCCATGCTCCATATTCAGAGTAAAATATGTGTGATAATTTCCATGGCAATACATATGATATATCATAATTATTTGTCCATACATGTTGATTATTTTGAATTAATTCTAATGACATATCTGCAACTTTCATATAATTTGAAATATATGAAATTTCCCATACACCAGTTAATATGGTCATCATTACCCAAAAATAGGTTGCCTTATTAATAGATTCAAGTTGAACAAACGATTTTCTAATAGTTATAGAACCAATAAAATATAGTATTATTTCTAACGCTCCAATAGTATACCCTTTCATTGAGAATAATACATACAATGTGTTTAAATTAAAATAATGAATAATATTATGGGAATTAATATAGTTGATCAATTTACATATTTACATTTTTCGACTGGTATTATAGCTTATTTTTTTGGTATACCATTAATTATATGGTTAATATTACATACAATATTTGAAATTACAGAAAATTCGTCATTTGGAATTAAACTAATAAATAATTATTTTAAATTTTGGCCAGGTGGAAAACCATACAAAGATTCATTATTGAATATTATAGGTGATACTATTGGAACTATATTAGGATGGTTATCAGCCTATGGTATTGATAATATAGGAAATTATTATAATTTGTATAAATTACACATAACATAAAATTGAGTTAAAAATTTAATAAAATATTAAATTAAATATAATGGAAACATTACCACATGAATTACAACTTAAAATTTTTGAACATCTATTACCCGATAAATCATGTAACATAAAAGAATTTCAAAATTATTTTTTAGTAAATAAATGTTGGAACAAACTTTTCAATTCATATCAAATGCGACAATCATTTCTAACTATTATTTTGAAGGACACTGAACCTTTTATTGAAGACACGCAACTTATATTGGATGATTTATCAAATAGTAATCAACTATCATATAATAAATTAATGAAACATCACATATATAATCATATTTTATGTGGCTATAATCAAGATTTAGTAGATATTATTGGTTATTATAATTTGATTTATTTACCAGTATGTAAATTTAAAAATTCAAAATGTATAGATAATACATGTTTTAATCAATGTTGTTATTATAGGAATCATTATATTGATACGTATATTACTAGTTCACTAATGCGTGGTATAGATGATTTGGGGCGTCATTACTTATTATTTATATATACCGATACTGAAACAGACGAAATATATTATGAATTTATTTACAATAAAATGGTGAATGATGACATAATTACTACATATTCAGGAGTATACAATAATACATTTATTGGAATGTTAAGCGATGGAACTCATTATCCATCAACAAATGGTAGAGAATTGAATACATTATCATACAACTATATAAAAAAATTATTAAAAAGAGAAAAATGTTGTATTCCTAAATACAACAAATATTATGATATTTATATAGAAACAAATGAAGGAAATATTCAATTATGGTAATATTTTGTAATAATATCAATTTCTACAATCATTATTATAAATATCTAAAATTATAGTTGGCAATTCATCTTTATTAAAAAGTGTTTTCATTATTTTTCCATTAAAATAACCTATAAGTTGAAAATGATATTGATTTAAATAGTAAATAATTATCGTTTTCTCATTATTATCTAAATCTAATGATGCTGTTGGATGTACTGTAAATCTATCATCAATATTTTTAGAATCACTATTATTTTCTGAATTTAGTATTATAATATTGAATTTTAATTTTTTTTGTAATAATTGTAGTAAAATATGATCTCCCCATATATTACTATTTATAATAACATCTTTCAATTTACCAATCGTATTGATTTCATTTGGATCCCATTCTCCCAAAAAATTATATTCATTTTCTTCATAATCTAATTTATAGGATTCAATAATAAATTTGAAATTTTCTTTATTTATAGAACTAGCAGCAAGTTGTCTTAATTTAGATACATCATATTTAGGTAATCTTAATTTTTCTAAATATTCACTATTTAATGCCTCACATAATACATGAAATAAACAATCTCCATCGGAACCACATTCTAATAGCCCAAAGCATGAATTTTTACTAGTATCTTCTTTCAATCTACGTTTCCAACCAAGACATAATTTAGTCCAACCATAATCACTTAAATAATTATGCCAATTGTTTTTTGTTATTTTTTTATTATCATAATAAGTTTCGCCATTTTTTATAAATAATGTATCTGTTAAATAATAATTCATAATACTATTATACACTATATTCTTAAGTATTATAAATTAGCGACATCATTTGAAAAAGCTAATGGGGTTCCTGGTTCACCTAAAGGAACTGCGGGTGCTTTCGCAATATTTACATCAATTGGAGTATTATCATTTGGTGGTAATATATTAGATTGATCTACCAAATTTGGTACAATTGGTCTATGATTATCTTTAAACACTAATCGATTTGATATATTATTTTCGAATGGCAATTCCACTTTTGACTGTGGGTCATTACATAACCATTCCCATCGATTCCACCCAGTACCTCTTAAATTACATGAAGGATTACTTAATCGTGTATTTTCGGTAGGTCGCATGTTACAGTTTTTAAAATCTTTTAAATCAATCGAATTATCTATTTCTCCATCTTTATTAAATTTTGGAATAAAACTATCATTGCTACAATTACTTAATTTTCTATTAATATTTATTAATTCTGAATCCACATCTATCATTGGAATATTTTTAGCAACACTATTTCCACTACGTTGAATAATTATTTGTGGATCACGTGAAAAACAATCTTCATTAGAAATACATGGTGTACTAAGTTGATATTCTCCTGGGGCTATAGATTCTGATAATTCTTGTTTGTATGTGCACGAATCGTAATCAAGTCTATTGAAACTCATATATATATTTATAGAAGATATTTATTTATAAAAATAAAATAATTAAACATAAATGTATTATAATAAATTTAATTCTATTTATTTCTATTTTATAAATAACCAAAATAATTCATAACAGATTTATCATAATTTATATTAATTTTATTTATATTATTAATATCTAATCTATTTATTTGTTTATTATTCATATTATTTATTGGGTTCTATATTGTTTTATTTGATAATTTTCCAATATGTTGTATATCAACTATATTTTTTTGAATAAGTTATTTCTACTTTCAAACGATTGTAATGTATTGTATTTATTTACAAAAATAATAAGTATAAATAAAATGATAGAATTATAAGTTTGTTCATAATAATTATAAATAATTTAAAATGGTACATAAATAAATATATCAAATTTATTATACAAATCCCTTTTAGAACTATTATTATATATAGTATAATCGATATTAGTAATTAATGAAATATCATTTTCTGAACTATGTGAATCAATAGACTCTGTAAAACGATTAATTTTTATAATATTAAAATAATGCTTTTTTAGAAAATCGACTTCATGTTGAAATCGAACATCCGCCACTACAATATTTTTATCTTTATTATCTTCTAAAAAGGATTCAAATATTTTTAACCATAATGTTTTGGATGGTATTTTAGATTCTAATTCTGGAAAAATATCATAAAATTTATAGTGTCCAAATTCAGTACCAAATTGTTGAAATATATGTCGAGGTGTTATATCCCATCTCGTATCTATTACATCCTTTTTATTACCATATAATTGTTCATATGATAAACCAAACATTATTTTACATATTTCTTTAACTGGATTGGCAAAATTGTATTTAATGTAATTTTTATGTGTTACTAAATAATCTGCTAATGTATCTTTACCACTTCCTTTGTTTCCAACTAATGCTATTCTTTCCATAATAATATTAATATTTTATGTTTTTAAATTAAACTTTACTATTATATGTTGGTAAATCTTCTATTATTTTTTTTAATGTAGATATATCGCCATATTTTATTATTTTTTTCAATGTGTGTATGTTCAAATTATTTTCATGAATATATTTTTTGATTTCGTAATTATTAATAATTTTATTTGTATTATCATAATTATTATTGGCATTAACCTCATTATTATTAGAATTATTGTTCACATTATTATTAGCATTATTAACAACATTATTATTAGCATTATTAACAACATTATTATTAGCATTATTGTTCGCATTATTTCTATTTTTAATCATTGTTATACCTGCTATAATTGCTGGTTTAGCAACATGTGTAAATGGTAACATCGCTAGATTAACAATAGTTCCAAAAAAACCACCCTTTTGTGTTTTTAGACGTTTTTTTTTTAACCTATGTTTCTTTTTACTTGAACGTTTTTTATACAAAGATTTTTTTTTTCTACTATATTTCATAATAATATAATAGAAAAATATTAAATATAAATTAAATTAATTACCACATCTAAAATAATTTGCAGCAGGAGGTGTAGGATATTCTTTATATCTTATCATATTACATGCTGGTAAATGATTTTTTTGTGTGTTTATGACTTGTTGTGTTCCATTAGCATTGTTGTACATAATATTATTTGTATTACATGTTGCCATATTTTTTGTGGCACATGTAGAATTGTATTTTTTTACAGGACATAATGATGCTTTTCGTGTTATACCAAATAAATCTGTTTCTAAATCAACCAAATTACCCTGAATATTACTAACCGCGGTACCACCAACGACTCCTAATTCCATTCTACATTTGTTACAATTTTCATATTTAGAAGTGTTTAATAAATATTCTAAAGAACCAATACTTTCATTCAATCTAGTTTTTGTTTCGCACGTATCATACATCAATCTATTTGAACTCATATATATAATATATGAGATTTTAAATTTAATAATAATAAATTTATTGTTGATTTTTTAAATAAATTTCATCCATAGCGCGTGCAATATATCCTTTATTAGTTCTACGCCATTCTTGTTGTTGTAATATATTTGTTGTATTTTGACTAAATCTCATATTATTTTGCTGAGATCCTTTAATAGCATTAACTATATTAGGCAATAATGGAGTATATATATTATCTTGACTAAAATTTTGCATTTGTCCATGTCTTTGTGACACCAATGATGATTGTAATCTTGATTCTAAATTAGGGTTAAATTTACCTTTAGTAATTGATGGAGTTGTTAAATATGGTCGTGGGAACAATTGTGTATCACTTTTATAATGTCGTTCAAAATCTCCAACTCTTAAATTGCTGTCAGACTCAATATTACATTCTGAAATACCATACCCATCCTTAACAATTATACCTCTATTGTTTAATGATGTTTTTAATACATTATCTAAATTACATTCACATGATGAATAATTACTTAACATATAATCATTAATATTGAGATTTTGTATATCCGTTCCTTTTTCATTACATACATCATCTTTTAATTTATTCTTTGAATCTAATACAAAATTACTATTATCTCCAAATTTAGAACAATTTTTAGAAAATTTATTATTTTTAATATTACTATTATTTCCAATATTATTACTACACATATTACTATTAAGTCTTTGTCCTTTATCTAAAATATAATTATTGTTATTAATACCACAATTAGATTGTTCTATTTTGCTCATTATACTAATTCATTATATTTTTTTTTTCACAATTCATTTAATGTTTTAGAATTATATGCACATGATTTTGAATTTTGTAAATCAGCATGAGCACCACTTGATCCAACTGAACACATAACTGGTGTATTATATAACCATTTAGCAAATGTACTTTGATCATTTGGAACAGTTGTATTTGGTGTGGTATAAAATGCTCTTTGTTCAAATCTATTATTAAATATATTTGAGGTATTTTGAAATAACTTATTACAAAATTTTTTATCAACCGATTCTAAAACTTTATTATCTTTAATATCACATGCTTTATTTTCATAACTACTATCTCCAATGAGTGGATTCATTAATGGATTATTTTTAGTTGGATTTTTACATTCTACCGGTTTTGGACATTCTGAATTAGATAACTCATTTTCAACTTCAACGGATCCAGAATCTTCAAATTGTTCTTTTCCATTAAATATATATACTAAGTATGTTATCAATATTGTTACTAATACAATATAAAAGTATAAATAGTTTCCACTAACTGAATACAATAATATAGATAAATATAAGGTAAAGCGGGTAATAGAATTAATTTTTTCACTATAATCCATATCAGAATTTGGAATAATTTCAAATAAGGTATCTTTATTCAATAATTTACTTGTATTATAAAACCAGATATTATTATTCATACTATATAATTAAAAAATATTAAAATTAAATACTGTAAAACTATCAATAATTAATTTATATAAGTATATTATATGATTAATATTTTGAATAATCTCATTAGTTATACAATTGCTTTTTGTACTGGACTATTTTTGATAACATATTTATTAAAATTACCNCATTTAATTACAGGAAATCCAAATATCGTGAATATTTATTATATTAAAAATTACGTAAAAAATGTACCTTTAGATTATTTATTTGTATTAGGATATTTACTAATAGCATCATTAATTATAAAAATAACTGAAACAAAAAATAATTACATAAAAATATTAATTGTTGGCTTAACAACAATAGTATTAACAAGTTTGGCTTGCTATTATTTTATATCAAAACCATTAACTTCAAACTTTTTTTCTAAATGGTTTCACGCAGTAAAATATTTATCAACTATATATGATGTAATATTATTACTAACTATATATATAATTTATTTATTTCTACGTAATAAGACTATATGAAATAACTATTCAATTTATTTTGATCCCTTGCGTGATGCTAGTTTTTTTCTTAATCTATCTCTAGTTGGATTATTACTACTATCTGTTTTAGGTGGTCCATTTTGTTTCATTTCCTTTTTAGCATTATTTATTAAATTATCAAATAACGGATTATTATTACCTAACATTCCCATCATATTTTGAGCCTCATCTAATAATTTAGATTGATCTATACCTCCATCATCTAATTTTGTTTGAATTTTTTTTCCAACATTTTGAATAAGATTCATAAATTTCATTGGATTATCTCCACCCATTAATTTACCAAAAATATCACTTATATTTGAATCTCCACTTTCATCTAAATTCAAATTCATATCATCCAAATTAATATCACTCGCTAATTCTTTTGCTAAATTACCAATTAATCCATTTTCAAGCATGTCTTCATTTATATTAGTATTTTTATTCGATAAATTTTCTATCATATCTAATAACTCTTTATTTTCGCTATCTTCAGTTACATCTTCATTATTGCGTTTTTTTTTGAGATTTTCAACCAATGATTTTATTTTATTACTATCTGTTATTATAGTTTCACCAATTACAAATAATGTTTGTAAATAATCCCATACTTTATCTTTTATTGGTTTTACAGTTTTTTCCATTGTCCATAATTCCTTAAAATCTATATTCTTAACAAAACATATAGATTCAATAAACAAGGACTCATCTTTTAAAGAGATTTTTTCTTTATGTTCTGAAAATTTTCTCATAAATCGTTTTATATGTTTGTCATCATTACTATTTTCACTTTTTAATAAATCACTATAATATTCATTTACAGTATCTTTATATTCTGGGTAAAATTCGATAATATTATTCAAAAATAATTTCAAGGTTGAATTAAAATACTCTATATTTGTTTGCGACATTATATATTAACTACAATTTTTTATTCATTATCTTACGCATATTTAGTGTATCAGATCACTTAATTTTATTAATGAATTTAAATATCCCCACACCTTAGTCTTATTTCCACTACTTAATGTATTCCAATAATGTTTTAATTTCATTATGATACTTTCAACACCTTCTGTTCCAGCATCTTCTACTATTTCTATATAATTTGTATTTAGAAAAAAGGTTTCATCTTCGTTCTCTATTTTTACTCTGTATAATATCATGTAATTTTTAAATAATTTACAAATTTTCTTAGCATTTGCCATGTTCAATAATACAATTGCTCTTTTATAAACTTTGAAATCACCTTCTTCTGGAAATGTTTCTATTAAATCATCATTAAATTTAATAACTAAATTATTAAATGCAGTTAAAAAAGATTGAGTCATTATAATAATTTAACAAAAAATATATAGTTTACAAACCTATATACAATATACTTTAAATAATATTCATTATTATATTTACTTTTCATATTTACTTTCCATATACTATTATTGTCTCTGTATAGGTTTAAATTCATTATTTCGTTCGGATTGAAGTTGATCTAAAGAACTATTTTTAGAATTATTTTCAGTTGATGTTGTTATTTTTTGTTCCTCTCCGATAAATGTGAATCCAGATGTAAAAGGTTTTATTTCAGTATTATCTATATTAGAACATGATGCCCCAAAACTATCTCCACATGTGCCAAAATAAGGTTGTAAATCATCGGATACTTGTTTCGATGTTTTATCTTTAATCCAATTTTCTATTTCATCATCAACAACTATTTTTTTATCATTTACTAAATAAATTGTTGGCACTGCTTTAACAAATTCTGGTAATTGAATGTTTTCGTCATCTACTGAAACATAAATAATATTATCATTTATTGTTGTTTTTGATATTTGATTTATTATTTCTTTAGAATATGTACAATAATTACTGTAAAAAATAATATCTTTTTTCATATATTAAATTTATTTTTTTTTTTATTTCATTTTATACTTACTAAATTTTAATTGAGTTAAATACATTTAATAATGACTTAAATAAAATTGAATACATTAATTTTAAATATCACTAAATAATAATGGATACTAATTTCTTAAATTATAATAAATCAAAAAAATCAATTCTAACATTTGATGTTGTAAATTGTAACACGAGTTTTGTAAATGCTTTAAGAAGATTAATTATAACAAATATTACAACATTAGGGTTTAATACTGATGATTACCAAACATCTGATTTAAAAGTTTTGTCAAATACATCATCATTACATAATGAATTTTTGTTACATAGAATTGGAATGATACCAATTTATTCAAATGATATTGAAAATTATGATCCATCAAATTATAAATTTACACTTAATGTCACAAATGAAACCCAAAAAATAATAAATGTTAAAACAGACGATTTTGAAATCATGAATCTCACTACAAATGTTAAAGAAAATACTGAATTATTTTTCCCTAAAAACGAAATCACAAATGATCATATTCTTATTACACGTTTAAAACCTGGAAATGATAGTAATGGTGAACATATACATATTGAAGGAAAATCAACTAAAGGAATAGGTGCAGAACATGTAAAATTTTCCCCTGTATCAAATGTATTATTCACCAATAAAATTGATACTGAAAAAATGAATATCGCTTTAACTAAATATTTAGAAGAACATACTGGTGAGACTGATATATTAACACATAAATTTAAGTTAGAAGAATCACAACGACATTTTTATACTGATGATAATGGTGATCCAAATCAATTTGAATTTAATATAGAAACAAGAGGTGTTTTAAAACCACATATTATCCTAATTGAAGGATTAAAACAATTATTGTACAAACTAAATCATTTTAATGTAGAATTCAATAAATCATTGCTAAATAATGAATCATCGATTGAAATTAAAAATTCACCATCCCTTATGAAGGCCTTTGATGTAACTGTAAATAATGAAACACATACACTAGGACATGTTTTACAATCATATATTAATTTATTAAATAGTGAAAAAAATATATTTGTTGGATATATTAATCCACATCCATTAGAAAAAAAAATTATTTTTAGAGTAAAGGTTGAAAGTAAAGAAGAATTAAAAAGTATATTTAATGATACTACAACTAAATTAATACAATTATGCGAATCATTAATTAGTAATGTTGAAAAAGAATTTACTATTTATGTAAAACCTAAATCTAAAAAAAAGAAATTTGTTGTATCTGGAAAAAAATCTAAACAATTAAATTCTAAGTCTTCTAGTAATACAAATTTATAAATATAACTTAATTATTCATTGCTACTATTTTTATTTTGTCTAAATTTATAATTCATAACAAATAGTAATTTTGCTATTGGTAAACTATTAATATATTCAATTACCTTTTTTTTGTTGGTAATATGTTTTGTAATCTTATAGTTTTGATGTAATTCTATACATAATGGTCTATATTCATAATCAATATCTGTAAATTTTTTAATTATTTTTTCATTAGTATCATCTTTTCTAACATAATAATTTTGATAAAAGTTAAACAATTTTGTAGTTGTATCATATAGTTCTAACCTATAAGATTCAAATAATTCGCTATCTTCTTGAAAATATTTTAAATACTCATCTAATCCATTTGATGATCTAAGTTCTAAATACATGTATTTTTTATTATTGTTATTTCCTTTCAAATGTCTAACATAGTTATAATATTCATTCCTAATTTTCCCCCTCATGTACATGTTATCATTAACTGATTTAAGAATTATTCCTTGCTCATTATATGTCATTTTTTCTAGGATTTTATATACTTCTGATATTTCTTTAATAGTATATCTTATTGGAATGCCAAAATCTAACCCTTTATGTTCTAATATTTCATTCAATTCTTCTAATTTATAATGTTTTACATTGTTATCAATTATTGATACACCATATACTAGTTTAATATCAGGTTTAGTATACGATTTTACAATAGTATTTTCAGGATGCTGAAGAATAAATGTTAAATTCATATTATCATCTATAACATCAAAGTTAGATAATTCTATAATTTCACTAAACAATGTATTAAATGTTTTATTCGTATAAAATGAGCAATATGCTCCCAAACAACTCCGTGTTGACATAAACATTTCGCCATTATATTTGAATATATTTATCATCGTACCTTCAACAAACTCTTCAAAAATAGTGTTATTGATATCAATATCGTTGAATATAACAACATTCTCTGACTTTGGTGGAGGAACACAAATCAAGTTGTTTGTACCTTTTTCTAACACAATTCCCCTACATTTTTTAATATCAGAATCATTCATATCACATTTAGTTTTATCATATTTTACCAAAAATAATGATTCATATTCCTTAATATTTAATCCTTTATCTATTAAAATTTTTTTTGTTGTATCAAAATCAGTAATATCTTTCAAACAATCTAAATAAGTCATGGTAAGTTATTTATTAAATACAATTTATTTTTAAATCAATTTTTAAATAACTTGTATTGTTTTTATTATTAAAATAAAATATAGTAATATTTTATATTTATGACTTCTATAGATTTAATCAAAATAAAAAAATTAGATATACAAAATGGGGGATCAAATATAGATGGAACAGAACCCCTTAATTTAACAGGTGCTATTTCTAATTCTCAATCAACAACTAATCTTGATAGTAATATGGAAGAATTTATAATAGGTAATGAAACATATTTTAAAGACAAAGACAACAATCTTTATGATATTGTTAGTATCGAAAAAATAGGAATATTAGAAGATGGTAAAATTATACCAGTCAAAACATATGATTTAAATAATTCTGATGGTATTGATATTAATATGGGTGTTGAGGGAGACGATAGTCCTACAATAGATTTAATGGGTAATGATGATGGTAGTCCTACAATAGATTTAATGGGTAATGATGGTGGTGATGGTGGTGATAATAATGATGGTAATGATGATGGTAGTCCTACAATAGATTTAATGGGTAATGATGGTGGTGATGATGATAATGATGGTAATAATAAT